TGCGTGGCCCTTACATCAGCAATATTAGCAAACCCCTGAGCGGCATCCCTAGCGTCCACTGCGGCATCCCTAGCGTCCACTGCGGCATCCCTAGCAGCTACAGTAGCGGACACATCAGCAGCAAAGCGTGTATCAACGTAGAGCTTATTGGTACCATCGGCATCATCAATAGGATCACCTACGTTAACAAGTCTTCGGTTAAGCACATCAAAGTTACCAATAGCGTCAGCCTGTATAACATTCTGAATATTATCATTAGCTTCTTCCGCAATATGGATAGCCTGTAAAGCAGACACGTCCAGATCATTAGCTACCAAGATAGAGGCATCACGAAACTCAACCAAGCGATCCTTAGCGGTAACCCTTCGGATGAACACAATAGAACCATTAGGAGGAATAGAAGTGATTAAAATAGTTCTATCCCCAGCGAAGATGTAGTCAGTCTCAACCTCCAACAGTATACCATCAAGGTATACCTGTACAAACTCCTTTGAAAGATAATCAAAGGTAATTTGGAAGTTAGTAGTACTACCATCTCCTGTGTAATAAACATAGGAATTAACCATATATAAAGTTCCTCTATGTATGGAGGTTAAGTGGGCACCATTAGGCACCCACTATGAATTACTTAAGGGCAGATTTATGCTGCTCCTTAGCGAAGTTAATGATATGAGCCATAAAGAGTGGATCATTAGGCATGAGTGTGTTCTTAATAGAGTTCCACATATATTCAGCCTGTTGTTCTTTCTCTTTTGGAGTAAGGTTCTTTAGACCAACAGCGGACCCACTAAGGTTATAGGCAGAGGTTCCAAGGTTAACTACGTCCTGTAAATAACCTACACTAGGAACATAACCAGCGGCCTTGTCCATCAATCGTACTGGTTTAGACACACCCTCGTCACTCTGTCTCAACAGGCGGTCATCGCTGATAGAAGTCTTAGCAGCATCCGAGGTGAGCCCAAGGGCACCAGTAACAAGTGACAGACCAGCAAGCCTAGAGTTACGATCATACAAACCCTTAATAGCAGCATGATACAAGAAGTCTGGGTCAGTAAAGTTATCCCATGACATCTCATCAACACCATACTGTCTCTGAAGGTACTTCTTACGCTTCTCTGGGTCACTAATAGCGTTCGCCCTGAGATGTGTTATACCTATTGTCTGGAGGGCCTGTAAGGCAGAGTCAATGAAGTACTCATGAACAAAGTCTTTATCACCCTCATAGGCATATCTGTTACCTGCTTTAAGGATTCTCTTATTGATAGACTTAATAGCAAATGATTTGAACTGCATAAGGTAATTCATCATGGAGGAGTTATTACCACCCTTCCACAGCAACAATGACCCTGGGGTTTCCCTCTGAATAACCTCATTAGCTACGTACTCACCTATGATATGCACATAGTGTTTAAACTTAGGTGTAACATGTTCAATATAGTCATCAGATATTCTAGGACTACCTTTATCATCAATGTATGTACACTTCTTTAGGACATCCATAACATGCTCAAGGTCTTCCTTAGGTATACCAAGGCGTCTAAGATGTTTATCAGTGAAGAAACCTTTAGGGTTAATATCACCCTTATGAACAAACCTTGTCATTTCTGCTAGGAGTTCTTGTCTAGCAGTGGACACAATGGTATTTTGTGAGTGATACATAAACTGTGTCAGTGGGGAGTTATTAGCCAACCACTTAGAGCCTGTCACAAGGGCAGCAGCAAGTTTATTATTATACCTCTCAAGGTTCTTCTCATACTCTCTAGGGAGGAACATGGTTTCCCCAATGTCCTTATGGAATACCATATTCTCAAGCATACGTAGTTCTTCTACAGTGTTCTTTCCAGAGGAGAGGTTCTTAAGGAACTTACCAACACCGGGGAGGTTCTTAAAGAAGAAAGACGCACCATAAGCTCTTACACCAGCAGCAACCTCAAAGTAGTTCATCACACCAAAGGCTGCGTTCTTGGTAAACAGTCCCATGTTAGCAGCGGTATCAAACATACCCTCAATGAAACTCTTTGTAGCCCTAGCACCTGACCTTGATACACCTGACACTGGAAGTCCGTATGCCTGATATATCATCATACGCATAGCTCTTTGCTCACGCTCTGTGTTCTTATTCCTTTGTTGGATACTAAGAGCAGCTTCATTATATCTGTCTTTCAAGAACTGGAACCCATCAGGTGAACCAGTGGTATTCAACACAGACAAGTCACCTACTACACGGTTCATATAACCATCATAAAGGTCCATCATCTTGTTATCCAAGATATCACTAACAGAGAAAGAGGTACCTTGAGATTTATAGAAGTGGTCCCAAGGCATCCTTTGTTCATATGGGTTCATATCATCAAAACCACCATTGGTGTCCCAGAAGTTTCTCTGATCCATCCTCTGATTGATATAACCATAAGCAGCCTTAGAAGCACGATCCTGTAACTCTTCGCCGTACACCTTATTAGGAATATCCTCTCTAAGACCAATCCTATCAAGCTCAGCCTGTGTTTTGTCAAGCTTCGCCTGACGAGACTTCATCTTACGACGAATAGCGGCCCTTTCAGCCTTCATCTGTTTAACCATCTCAGGTGTAAGACCATCAACCTCATCAAGTCCTTTGATGGTTGCAGAGGTATCAAACACTTGGTCAGGCACCTGTTTAATAGCAGGTGTAACTTTAGCGCCCAAATTAAGCTTCATAGAAGAACTAGATATTTGTTTAGTCCGGCCTCTCATGAGCTTTTCGGTGGAGGCAAATAAGTCATCAAGCAGTGTTGCTTCTTGGTTCCCTATTCCAAACAACTTCTGCAAACCCTTCATTATTCTAGTGAACAATGTCTGACCAGTTTTAGGAGACTTAAGGCTTTTTAACTGTGTGTAGAAAGCTGGGTTTGTTAAGCCCTCAGAGATAAACTCATGAAGGTTTGTAAACCCATATATATTGGATGTATTAACACCCTGTGCTTGTAGCTGTGACTGCGCCTCAAGAAATGTGTCAAACAGTTCTGAATTAGCCTCTCTCTGGAGTGTTGTTCCACGCCCCCTTTCAACTTCCCTAAGACGACGAGCAGTAACCGCATGTAGCACTTCATGAAGCACAATATGTGGATCATTATGTGCCCTATTGGGTAAGTGAATGTCATTGGTTACAGCCCAATAGAATCCACCGAGGTTTGGTGACACAAATGCTCTATCATATACACTAATCTCCATATTAGGATCAATGATACGATGGAGAAGATCAGCCACACCCTTCTGTCTGTCTGAAAGAGTTCCACTATCAATCATCTTCTTAAGGTAGCTTTGAATAGATTCCCTTACTACCACCTTATGATCCGGTGTGATCTCATCACTAAGTGTTGAATAGTACTCACCGATGTAGTCTTTTACAACCACATCACCGGGAGTAACATTAGCAGGATCAACAGTAGGCTCCTTAAGCTGCCTAGATATATCAGCATCCTGTCTAGCAAGGTCTGTAATTTCCTTAGATATATCTTTCCACTGCTTATCAAGCTTATCCCACTTCTCCTCCATCACTTGAATAGGAGTCTTATAGTTAGGGTCTTTAGCTGCCATTTCCATCCAAGCAGTATCAATGATATCCTTAAACTCAGAGAACCTATCTTTATTTGATATTACACCTTCCCAAAGGTTCTTCGCCATGTCTTCCCTGAGCTCCTCAATAGCAAGCTCACGATGTTTACCAATGGAATCAATAAGGTTCTCAACCTTCTCACCATCAGAGCGCACAGGGATGTACATACCGTCTTCACCAATAAGTCTACCAGCACGATCTGAAAGAAGACTAGGAAGGTTCTTCTTACCGGAAATAAGCTCAGGATTCTTAAGGTACCCTTCCATCATCTGCATACTCTCTTTGTACACCATGGCAGCGTTCTTGAGATGCTCAGGGAGCTTTGAGATGGAGTTAGTAAGACCAGCAGTATGTATCAACTGGTTAGCTTCATGGAAGGATATACCCATAGTGGACATAGCCTTCTTAATGTTCTGAGCAAACTGTTCTCGATAGTAGTTAACTGCACCAATGAGCCTCTGACGGGTATCAAAGATAGTGTCACCATCCCTGTGTACGTTCACCATGGAATCGTCAGGGATATCATTCTTCATGATAGTGTCACCATCAATCTTCTCAACAGACAGTGTATTACCATCATCTGTCTTCGTGGTCAATGTACCAGTGTCACCACGGGTTTGTGATATAGTACCGCCTTTCTGTTTAACAGTGGCACCCGCCGTTGGTCTACCAACTTCACTTGGGTGGAACATCTTGGTAAACTTTCTAACAAGCTCAGAGTCAGACCTCTCTCCCCAATCTTGAATAGTGAGCTTAGGTGAAGCCTTTTTAATAGCTTCCCACCTAGCAATGGTCTTCTTATTAAGCTTATTCAAGACAGCACCAACATGGGCATTACCACTGAGACCCTTAAGGTTACCAAGGTCTTTACCAAGCTTGTTACCTGTCTCAATCAGTTCAGCCCTAGCAGCGGAATCCTTAAGCCACTTACCAGACTTACCACCAAGTACACCAAGGCCATGCAGAGCGGACACCATAAGGGCACCACCAACGAAAGCCTCTCTGATGTTCATTTCAACACCAGTGGTGTACTGACGGAGCCCCTCAGAGGCAGCACCAAATGTTCCACCGATACCAGCCATTGCTGAGTACCATCCGAGCTTTGCAGCCATAGGTGAATTAAACAGTCTACCAAGTAAAGCTGAACCACTCTTAGCTGAACTAAATGCGAATCCCATAGGGATGAAGTTCAATGGATCCCATATAGCCTGTGCAGCCATATCAACAAGTGTATTACCAATACCAGCGTTTGCAACCTGTTTGTTATACTCAATTGTTTCATCCATGTGGTTAACTAGGTTCTCAAAGTCTCCCTCGTAGTAAGTATTACGGAGGATCAACTGTGCCGCAGGATGTTCAATGGAACCATACTTTTTAACAAGCAGGTCCATGTCATCTTTGGTTACAGTATATACCTTGGAGTTTCTACCAAACATATCCCCATCGACAGAGTAACGAGCAAGACGCATTGCTGCAATATTAACCCATGCACCAAGCGTAGAGTTGTATTTAATCGAATCAATAAGGTTGACAATATCATTAGCCGCTTCTTCACTAGAACTGTAGTTACCAAGAGTAGTATCAAGAAGACTACTACGTTTGAACAAATCACGGTTGAATGGTAGGTCGTTCACAGAAGAGACTGGTGTATAATCAATACCAGCCCCTTCATAGACCTCCTTTACGTTTTCATGAATTATGTCTTTGGTGGATATCAAGTTTGGTGTAGGTGTATCTCCCTCAGCAAATACACCTATCTTCTTAATATACTCAGCAGTTTCTTGTTTGGTAGGAGCAGCACCAGATGCTACAAGCTTACCTTGAGAGGTGCCACCATTGTAATGAGCAACAGCAGCCGCCCAGTTTCCACCATACTGATTCTTAAGGTCAGAAAGGTATTTAGCGGCAGCCTCTAATGACTTATCAGCATCAAAGAAGTCCTCGTCAGTCAGTAGCCCGTAAGCTTTACCTGTGTCAGGAATAAACTGAGCGATACCTTTGGCACCATTAGGGGATACAGCTTTCGGGTTAAAGTTTGATTCGGTATACAACAGCTTACGGAAAGAGTCATGAGGGATATCATAACTATCTGCAAGTGTTCTTATCTTAGCGTCATAAGGTGACGGCTGTGTTGGATCATACATTACTTCTCATCTCCTCGGCTTCTAGCCTTAGTGATTGTTTGTCTAGTTTTAAACTGTACTATAGAGTCCTTAGAGAACTCGTAAGATTCATCCATGGTTAACGGATCGAACACCCTAACAACATTAGATAGAGGATCATAAGAGAAGTACAGGTCCATACCACCCTTCTCCCCTTCTATCTTTGATATAAACTCAGTTAGGTGCTCATTGACCTCATCAGGAGTGAACCCCGGAAACTGTCTGTAAAAGCTTGTTGGTATGTAAGCCTCAACAGGGTCACGATCAGAGTCCCACAACCAGCCTTTATCCTTATGAGGAGACTGGTATACAAACCGCTGATGAACTTTCTTCATATCTGCCCTAGCTTCTTCAATGGCTGTGCTTGCATCCTTACCAGCGGCCAAATAGGACAATGCTAATCTACGGACAAACATAGTTTCATAACCATTGTTGTCTACAGTGTAGTCACCAGAATTAATGGGTAATTCCATATCCCAACGGTCCTTCACAGGCTTCTTAGCAAATTGAGCAGAAGCAGCCACATACTGCTGATAAGGGATACCAGACATTAAATACCCAAGTAAACTTACTGTGTCCGTCTGGTCATACCCAAGGATAGCAGAGACTCTCTTAGGGTCATTCTGGACATATGACATAGCCTGTCTAAACCCATCTGGTTCCTTAAGGTCTGCTGGCGACTGTACACCGTTAACAACAGACTGAACATCACCACGCACCTGACCCTCAATACCACCAAAGAAGTCCTTAAACATCTTCTGGCCGTCTTTATCAGACAGCATATTATCAATCATATCAGGTGAAAGGTTACCAGATAGAAAATGTGTCCTATACGCCTCTTGTACTTCCTCATGAGACACACTACCAAGGCTTTCTCCTGTATTTGGATCATACAAGGTTGTCCCGGCTATTGAGTCTTTTGTTGGGTCAAGCATACCGGTTAGGACACCAGATATATACATTGCATTATGATTCTGCCTAACACGCTCCTTCATAAGGGCGGTTGTTTTACCTGCGTTATTAGCTTGGAGCCTCTTGTAGGTGTCAATAGCATTATCAATATACTCAACCTGTTTTGTTACATTCCCACCTGCTCTATCAGCATATGTCTGCTGCATAGCAAGTAAGCCTATGTAGTCACCTTCAGCAACCTTAGTGTTAACATCATCAGTAAATGCTCTATACTCATCAAAGTTGGCAACTAGACGGGTATTTTCTGCGCTGATAATAGAAGCTCTAATGGTTTCATCACCAAACAGTGACCTAAATGTAACACCATCTTGGAGCCCCGGTACATTCTTATCAGCTAGAAGTTGAATCTTATCTGCACCAGTGGGATGTTTACTAAGGGATTCAATAACACTCTTAGCTAGTTTCATCTGATCTTCAGGGGTTCTTCCTATCATACCAGATTGTGATATCATAGTAATACCGTTGTAAAGATCATCAACACTGCTATCCATGAGCTCATTAATCTGTGACTCAGCAGCAATAAGACCCTGCTGTTTGTGGTAGTCGTTCTTAACTGCCTCAGAGGATTTCCATATATACTCTCTCGTCTTATTAGCATCAGACCAGAATCCATTCATAAAGGCACCAGAGTTACCAATGGAGCCATGGGCCTCACCTAGTTCACTAAGTACTTCTCTCTGTCTCTCAATGAATATCTGATCTATTTCCTCAGGAGACTTATCAACAAATTCACTTGACTTAAGCCTCTCTTCAAACTCAAGCATACCAATTTGGAACGCATTACGTCCTTGAATGGTAGCCAGAGAAGCCATAGCGAAAGGATCATATTGAAAGGGAACTTTATTCTCCTTCATTTCCTGTGCTACTTCTTGGAACGACTTACCATTGGCCCACTCTTCAACGTTCTTATCGGCAACCTTCTTAATATTATTATAGCTCTCATTAGCATCACCCATGACATCCAAAAGTGAACCAGCGAGGTTAAACTCCTCAGGTTCAAATTTAGGGGCTACAACCTGAGTCATAGCCCCATTGGATTCTTGGAGTTGCTGCATAGCACCTGAGAACTGTCTCCACTGTCCAACTGAACCTGCGGCGGTTATAGTTGGCAGCTTGTCTCTAGCAGCCATATATTACTCCTATATTAACGATAAAATCCAGCGTTCCCTGCTATACCAGCGGTTGACTGACCAGCAGCACCAAAGTTAGCACCACCGCCGCCTCCACCAAACATACTACCAAAAGAGTAGCCAACCTGAGCGCCCTTCATGGACCCTGTAAGCATGTTAAAGAATGTTTGTTCAGGGCTCACAATGTTATTCTTATATTCCTGCTTCTTAGCCTCCATCTGAGACTTAGTGGTAATCCTATCAGCCTCAATCTGCCTCACATAGTTAGCAGCAGAAAGCTGATAGTTCTCAGTCACAGAGGACTCAGTACGCATATCATGTGCTTCAACAGACTGTTCTAACTTACCAACAGAACGTCCTTCAGTATTGGTTTCAGCTATAGCCGCTCGTATCGTAGATTGATTCTGTCTTGAGTTATACTTAAGGTTCTCAAGGGTTCTCCTAGCTTGGTCAAACTCACTTTTGATTGCAGTGGTATTTCTTAGAACACCATAGTTATAGTTTGTACTAAGAGCTTTAATAGCGGCCTTATAGTTTTTTAAAGCAGCTTTATTCCTCTGGTGTGCATCAGCTAGAGCCTCGACACCACCAAGTATACCACCAGCAACGGCTGTGAATATCTGATACATTACAACCTCCTTGCTCTTGAGGTATACGAGCCTTCCCATCCACCACCTGTTATACCGAACGGTGTAGGATCATCAGACTCAATTACAACAACAGTAGATATATTTCTACCATGGATAGGGAATTTAAATTGGTCATTCCCAAATACAAGTGCCCCTAGTTCAGAGCTAGGTGTACCTAATAGTCGTGGTGTGTACCTATAAGAGAACTCCCTCATAGTATCGCCGCTAGACCCATCAGGATACACAAAGATATCAAAAGGACCACATTCAGAGGTATCAAGCCACATATAGCGGAGCATTAATATTCCCTCGGTATAAGGAACAATACCACCATTCTGTGTTGTGGACTTAATAAACAACTTAGACAACTCAACCTTGAACTTAAAGACTCTCCCAATGAGAACCTCTTGACCACTAAAATCACCATACAGAGTAAAACTACCACCATCTATACCTAAGCGGTCTTCTGGGGCAACCCTTCGGTAAAGTCCATCGTAAGTCAAGACAGCATAGTCACCATTAGACCACTCCTGTGTTGAATCATATCCATACACATCAGCAAGTCTAAATGTTGTTCTACCTGTGGTTATATCAAAGTTCTCAACAGGAACGGTATATGTAACCTTTCTGTCAAGATAGTAACGCTTCTGTTCAACCTGAGGGAAGTCAACTGTGTTTCCTACCATACGTAGGTAGTGCAGTTCGATACCCTCAGGAGTGGTGGCAATAAGCATTAACTTATCATCAATGAAGTCCGCAAGGTGGATAACCCAATCACTAGGCCAAATCCATTCAGACCATGACTGCTGTACAAACTGACTATTAACCTCCTTGAATTTGAACACATACACCTTTGACCTATCACCCTCAGTTAAGAACGTAATAAGGTCTTCAGTGACACTACCAGACATCCTAAAGAGCCCATTAGGTAAGTAATTAGGAACGTGTGCTGTTACATCCTCAGCCCTCTTAAGCTCAGGAGATTCCACCACAGAAGAGTACTTATAGACAGACGAATAGATTGCTCTTTTACTGATGAAGTAAACACTGTTAGATATGGATATTGGTGAACAAGAACCGTCAAACGCATTTGCCGAAACAAAGTCAACACGATTATTCTTAGCACTCAATATACCATCACCACGGAGTATAAACTGAGCCTCCTTAGCAAACACTAGTAAGTCTGTCTCCATAGGAACAGCCTCAAGGAGAATATTAATACTAGCCCCACGTTTAACATCAGCGGACACGGCGACATCAATAGGGTCTTCGTCAATTATACCAGTAGCAGAGTCAAACCAGAACTGGAAGAACTCAGCCGACTTAGATAAGATAATGTTCTCATCAGAGAGGAAGCCTAAGCGATTCCTAAAGAAGAAGATATCATTAATAGTCTTATCCACAAATGACGGTTTAGAGTTAGTGTCATCGTCACCTGTGAGTCTTTCATACCACTCAACAGGTTTAAGAGTAAAGGTACCGTCAGCCTCTCTAACAAGGGATTGTGGCATGGTGGCCGGGTCTATCTCCACCTCAATGTTAGGAGCACATACCTCAACCCAGTTTGTCTTGTCCCTCTGATATTGCAGCCAGAAGTCATCTTTCTGCTCAGTGTTATATCCTTTAACTCTAACACGGTATCCGTTAGGTGCAGTCGCTGGGAGGTTATTGATTGAGTTGACCTCACCCATAATGCACTTCATATTGTTATTACCAAAACCATCCCCACAGGTAACAACATCAGAGGAAGTGAATGGAACCCCATTAACACCTGTAATGTATATCCAATCTGGACCAAATGTATGGTCTACGCCATTAGTAGCTAATGCGGATGCTAAACTGAAAATAACATTGGTTGTAGTAGCATTAACTGAGTGGGAGGCATTACTACCATCAGGAACAGTGTATGAAGCTTTTGACACACCATTAATGAAGATTTCATGCTTCTTACCATATGCAGTATTCTTGCAATAGATTAAAGCGTTGGTTCCTAAAGCAGCGGACTTCTTTGCTGTCATCTTAACCACTTTCTCTTTATTTAAGATAAGTGTATAGTCAGCAATAGTAACAGCCTTAATTACATTTTTAGGGTTACCTTTTATGCCGTTAAAATACGCAGCACTTTCAGGCTGGATATTAACAGTATATTGGTTCCCGTTAATATCGAAAACCTTGATAATATCTGGCGGAGGAGGGGTTTCAATAGGATCACTATTAACAATAACACCAGTAACCTTAAGACGCACTGCTCCGTTTCCACCGGGTTTACCAAGATATTTAGTTCCGGGTCTATTTCCACCTGCCCCAACAGTTACTGTAAGTGTTCTGGTGCCACGTTCGAGAGTGGTCCTTCCTACATAGTACCCACCAGTTCCTCCACCACTATGTCTTTGTTTATTGGCTGTATACGTCCCCCCGCCTTTCCCTAACTGAGTACCCCATATAGTGTTTATTAGTTGATCTGGTGCTTTGTAATTGGACTCATACTTATAGTTACCCGGTAGTCCATTAGGTACACCACCAGAGGCTACAGCAGCGTTTCTACCGCCCTCACCACCAGTTGCTTTAATCGTTAAGTCTGCACCAAACACTATAGAAGAGTCGCCACCATTATTTCCTGGGACTTGATTCTCATACTTAACCACTCCTGTGAATACATTCACTGTTCTGGACAAACATAGACCACCCTCACCGCCACCACCAAGCACCCAATACTGGTAACTCTGAGCCCACTCAGGGAGAGTCACTGTGTATGTACCCGGAGTAGTCCACTCGTACACCTGCTCCATAGGAACACCAACAGTATCAGGTGGCTCTGGTAGTACGTAATCAGTTGGTGGTGTAAGTGTCATTATATATTTTTCAACTTCATCCCTATTAATAACGTGCATCTTTGCCGTGTCTATATTAGGAATGGAAAGTTTATTAATAAACACACTAGGTGGTCTTTTAAGTAACCCAAGAACCTCATCAGAGAAACCGTTCTCCTGAGCAGTTACCTGATCTGGAAACCTAAGCTGTGGAGGCTGTTGAGATATACCACCTTTAAGTGATGTTATAGCCTGTGAAACAAGAGACATATTACCTCCACCCTCAACGGTTATCTAGCCTGATTAGAGGATACTGTTTCATTGTTTTCGTAAAGATTAAACTGCCCCATATCAATCTCAAGTGCGTTAAGTCTAACAAGTGCCTCTGCTTCCCTTTGAGCAAGAGACTGGTCAGCTTCAACCGACCCTACCTTAATCCTCTGGAAGTCTCTAGCAGTCACCGCTGTAATGTAGTCACGGGCAGCTTCGGGTAGGTCATTAAAATCTAACTCACGAACAAGCTCAGTAATTGTAATACTAGATGTGAACCTATCAGTATTAGCATCTAAATCAAAGAAGTACCCATCCTTTCTGATAAGTCTATTAGCAGCAATAGCTTTAATGATATCATTCGGGTAGGCTATCTTGTTAGTCAGCGCATCGGGGATAAACGTAACATTGTCTTGTCTGTTCCACTCCCATCCTGTAGACTGAATCCTACGTGATGTTTTATTGAGCATCCTAAGAGCGTCAATACCATCAACATTAGTTATATTACTAAGAGAATTGATAGGAGGACTACCAACTGAACTTATGATTTCATTCACAGCCTCAAGTGTTGGGTCTTGTGAAAAGATATAATCAGCCATAGATACCTCATAAATTTGCTAAAAAAGGGGAGCCACAGGGATATTCCCAATGACTCCCCAAGGGGTTCCTAGGTTTCCTAGGTGGTTCCTAGTTAACTAGGGTTCCTAGTTACCTAGGGATTTACGCGATAGCGGTTTCAGTGAACACAGCAACGGACTCAGGACGCAGCCCACCATGACCCATGGCATACTTACCAATGATCTGGTCAGACTGGTACTCAGCACGACGAGCCTGTTCCATGGCAAGGTCACGCAGCTTAACGGTACCAACAGCGGAACGGTGCATAGCGATACCAGTGATCTTAGCGGTAACCAGCTTAGCATCAAAGGTGTGCTTACCATCAGCACCACCATCAAGCAGGTGAGGTACTTCAATGACTTCAAAACCAGCAACATTCTTGATGTTACCCGTTTCAATGTCAATGAGAGCCGGGTAGTTAGCCACGTTAGGCAGCAACGCAAGCAGGATAGCCGTGTATACCTCAGGGGTACAGAAGAAGTACCGTTCACTACCGGGGACATAGTTCTTAGTCATGGTAGCGCGGGCGTTCATCAGACCTTCAATGATCTTCTGACCAAAAGCAGCAGTCTGAGCCGAGACACCAGTAACATAACGACCACCAACACCAGTTCCCTTAGGCTTACCAGCACCATCAGGAACATTAGCAGTAGCGAGTACCAAGTTGGAAGCTTCTGCCAGCACAGCGGCGTCAGCAGCAAGAGCCAGAGCCTCTCCCATCTGACGGCTATACTCAGTACGCACGTCATAATGGTTCATAGCCTCTTCAATATCAGTGATGAACACATCAGAGGTCAACAGACCATCAATCGGAATGATCTTCTCATTGTGTTCAATCTTAACACGCTGGTCATCAAGGTTGGCACCGGGGGTCAGATACTTAGCGGTAGCGCGGCCCATCACAGGGAAGGAAGCGGACTTACCGTTACTGATGGTTCGGATAATATGCTTATCCATGGTCTTGGTCATACGCTCGAAAGCACCCAAGACTTCACCAGCAAAGATTTTCAAGAAACTTGCCCAACGGTCACCAGAAGAAAGTACCTGACCGGGGGAAGCAATAACAGACTGAGCAGCCATAGGAATCTCCTATTAAAGATTAATTATTAAAATGTCTTGCGCCAGCAAGCTGGCTACGTAGTTGTTCAATATAATGAAGTAAGGTAGCTGTGTCTTTCTTATCAAGACATATACCACCTTGTTCATTTACCGTCGCGCTTTGAAGTGTTGGATATGGAGGTACTACCTGTACCATCTTTCTTGAACTTAGACAGGAAGACGTTAGCAGGGTCAGCATCAATAGCATCAGAAGCAGCTTGGTTTTCTTCTTGTTTATGCTTCTGGTATAACTCACGAAACACTTCCATGATAAGCTGTAAGAAGGTAAGTAGCACATTCATCTATATCCTCTCTTTACAACCAAGAAGTCTTAAGGATACGATTCTGAACCTCAGTGGTATACCGAGAGTCACGCCCATATCGCTTATCAGAGGTAGCCTTAGTCATTTCCTGTTTTGTAGCAAAGCCTTCAACCTTCTGGGTAACAGCAGGAGAACCGGGCAGTCTGGGCTGTCCAGAACCAAACTTCTCACCCATACGGGACTTGAAAGCATCCATGTAAAGCTTTGCTGTCTGTAAGTCGCCACGATCCAGCGCAGCATCATAGGCAGCCTGTTCTGACTTTGGAGCATTAAGGTTAGCCCATGAGATAACCTTTGTATACTCCTCTTTGTTACCAACAAGACCATAGACAGCATTTTCAAAGTCACGTTCCACAATCTCAGCGGCCTTAATGTACCCCTTAATGACCGCCTTTGGATATCCTGCTTCTTCTAACTTAGTCAGAGTAGCGTCGGATAACTCGCCATTGGTTTCCAATTCCTTAATGGCACTTTCAAAATCAAAGCCCTTACCTTTTAGGTCTTCGCCAAGATTATTGATAGTTTCCTTAAGCTCGTTACGTTCTGCACCTACATCTTTTGGTTTATCTTCTCCATCTCCGTCTGGAGTTTCTTCACCATCCTTCGGTGCATTACCATCTGGATTATCGTTAGAGCCATCGGAATCAGGCTTATCAGTCTTATCAACCGATCCATCGACAGCCCCTTCACCCTTAATACTTACGTGAGTCCCACCTGCACCTGTAGTAACCTCAATGTCATCAAGGTTACCTGTGACAGCATTTGGGCCATACAGTTCTTCAGCGGCAGAGGAACCCACATTAATTTCCATACCCATATTTACCTCTTACATAGGCACTTGACCTTGAGCCTGAGCACCAATCTGAGCCCCTGCTTGCTGTGCAGCGGCTTCACCACCAGCCATAGCGGACTGAGCAGCTATAGCTTGCTGTTGTTCTTGCATAATCTGTGCTTCGGTCTTAATCAGACCTTTAACATCAATACCAAGAGACATAGCAACACGCATTACAAGGTTATCAAGATTTAGCTTAGAGTAGAGGGCTTCGCCCATCTGCCCCACAAGTTCAAGCAGTGTCATAAGTTTATTCAAATCATGTCCTCTACCAAGAGCATCCAGACCTGTAACAATCACAGGGGATACAGTACCATCCTTAAGAGCAGGAAGCGCACCTGTAGACTGCATTTCGGCAAACACACGGCGCACCATTGGAAGCTGAAACTCCTGTGCTAGGATTGAGTAGACACCACCAAGGGTATCCTCAAGTTCACCTGCAACATAACGAATCTCTTCAGCAGTTACACGTTCACCTGATCTCTGTACAGCAGAGTTAAGCAGGAATACATAAGACAGTCTCGCCATGATATCATCAGCAGCGGCCTTAGCAACCTGTAAGTCTTGTGTCTTGTTAAGTTGAGAGGCTACAATATCACCTTCTCTACCCTGCACAAATGAACCATTCCTAGCTTGCTCATACTTACGAACAGAGGTTAAGCTGCCCGGAGCCACAAGGAAGAACACACGAGCAGCAGCCTGTGCCAAGTCAACAATAGACTTAGACAGGTTCTCAGCCGACTGAAGATCACCAATATATTCCTCAACAAACCCACGACCGTAATGCTCACCATCACGCTTAGTGAACCTGAGCCACAGCCAAGGGGATGCCTCAACAGGATATGATCCAGTCATACTAGGAATCTCATTCCCATCAATCTCAATGTAATAGTGGTACTGATTATCCACAAGATACACATGAGTATATACTTCTATCTTTTCAGTGTAGGACTGTTCATTATCACTATTAGCATCGTTGAGTCCAGCACGGTACTCCTCTGGAAGAGAAGCTTTAGTAAAGGTGTCTTTAAATACACTTTGAAGAACATTACCAAGATCATCACGCATAACCACATAGTTACGCAGTGTGTACATCTTAATACCACCGCTTTTTGGTGGCATAAATAGCGCACAGTTACCAGCAACAATCAACTGCTTCATGGCCTCAAAGCATGTTGGCCTATACATATTGGTTTCCATATAGGACATCATAGAGGTTTCCATTGCAGCCAAACCATATTCAATCTGAGTCTTAAGTGTCTCATCTTGTGCTTCATCAAGCTTTGTTTGTGTTTCTTGATCTACAGCAAGGCGATAGAACGGTTGATTTGCTGGAAGAATGGCGAGAATAAGTTTAGATGCAAGGTTATTAACACCACGGGCACCAATGGACTGATATGGAGTATCATAGTTAGTACTCGCATCATCAGCTTCCTTTGGAAACAGCATGGGGATAGTTAACACAGCAGCTTCTTCAGCACGGGTCAAGTATGAACTACGATCCTGTGCAAGCTTGTCGTAAGTAACCTTGGCACCTTCAAGGGGCTTACCCTTAGTTTTGTCAGCCATAGGCTACTCCTTCATATACATAAAAGAACTTGACTTAGTAAAGCCACACTTTTTATATGAATTGTTTATATGGTTATTCTTTACAATGGCTGTGCCTGTCTCAACAACATCAACAATATTGAGCTTAACAAGGTATTTGAGATACTCAGCGGCCTTACGCCCAATACCACATCCTTCTTGAATTGACATAACAGCAAGCTCCGAAACACCTTTACAAGTAGAGGACCACCAAGGATATCCGACTGTATACAACATGTAACCTTTAAGCTCGTGTGTTGGAACATAACGGAACCCCACAAGATGCACGACGGTTTCATCTGTGTCTGGTGTAGGGATTTCAAATTGCTGATAGCAACGAGCACCCGCTAGGAACACAAGTTCAAGCTTATTAAGATCGCCCATTGTCTTAAAGAATGATTTATCAGTGATGGTCCTTCCTTTATCGTAGAAGTGGTTTGCTAACATCACAGCCTCTTCCGCACTCACGTGGGAATGATAAATAAGACTAGGTGATATTCGCTCCACTACCGCCTCCGGGAGTTGTCTTCTGAATCTTCAAAGAAGACTTACCACGTTTCTTTATACCTGCCAAGGAGCTCTCAGTGTACCCAAGTTCAGGTGAAGTCGGTTCCTTCTTAATTTCTTGAATAGGAGCCGCTGGCTGAGGAATCTCAGGTACATTCACATTAGGTGCTTTAACAGAATCAAAGCCAAGGATTTTACCAATAGCTTTTACTACACCACCCATACTCAATCCTCCTGTAAAATATCTAGGTTATTAAGGGTATCTACAACATCTTGAATACCCCGCAGTCTTTCCTTTGTATATCGCTCATCTCTAACAAGAGAACGGATATCCCATATATTATTAATATACTCTAGGATGTCTCTAGGAACAGGAGTACGTGGTATAACATAATACTCACTAGCCATAGTTTCCCCCTTGGGATACTTATATTATTAGTAAAAGAGTGCCTAAAGGATTACTTAATGGGACATGCTCCTGTAGCACACTCATCACCAGTATCAAGTACTGTTTCACACTCACAAATATCTTGATATGATTCATTGATATCAAGCTGTACATCCTTCAAGGAGGACGCATAGGTGTCATACTCTTCCTGTGTAACAACCGTCTGAGGAAGATAAGGGGCTCCCATATCTTCAGCCCTGAGTGTTGGGTCATACCTCTTCAAGAAGGACACACCAACATAAGACGACCAGTTAGCAAGTAACCAATCAACAATCTTATCTACTTCAGAATCATCATAGTAAATGGTCTGTGATACATTCTGGTGACACCAGTTAGTTTGCCATTTCTTATATCTTTCAAGTTGATCAATAGCCGGTTCAGTATTACACTCAACCACACCGTGTTTTGTTTTCACCTTTGTGAATGAGATGTTATCATATTTAACAGGAAATACAACAAGTGTTGCATCACTATTAGTAGGGTGTGATTCTGTTTTGTAGCCAGCCATAATCAGCTTAGGAATAAGAGGATCATGATTACCAAACACAACACGATTAAAGATGTACTTACCTAATGGTTTGTGAATACCTTCTGTCGTATCCATTACCTTTGATAATGTTCCACTTGGTTTAATAGTGGTTACATTCTTTGGATGTGGAAGTGATAGTTCATCTGCCATTTTATATGCAGCAAACGTGGCGATACGCTGAAGTTCCATTATATCATAGTCACTCATATCGTCACGCTGAGATACACCTGTTACACCTACACCACATAAATGAAGATGCTGGTTGTTTTGGTCCCAAGCATCCTGTAAGATACCATCTTTGAGGTTGACACAGGTTTGTCTATAGTTGGCCCTAGCAATCAACTTAACTACCTTATGCAGTCTAGCAGGATTGTTTTTGAACTTTGCTATGTCAATCTCACAGAGGTTACAGAACCCTTTATTGGGGAGGAGAATCTCAGCACAAGGATTTACACCAGAGAACCATGGAGCCCTTCTACGAGCTTCCATAGCATTAATGAATCCCGGCTCACATCCACCACCATCTATAATTAACTGAAAGACACCTCTCAGTTCCTCCTTTGAGGGCTTCGATTCAAAAACCAATGAGTTATTAGACTGTGCCCTCTGAGGGTTATCAATCCAGTACTCTCTTTTCATCAAAGAGAACTCTTTATTCATAGGAGAACTAAAAGGCAGGAGTGCAATCTCAGCACTGCGACGGCTAGACAGAATGGTACCTAGATGGTTCATAATATCAATGATGTCAATTTCATTAAGAAGAAAGCCAGCCTTTCTATTGAGAATATCAACAATCGACACCATAGCCTGAGAGAACATAGAGTCACCAGAGCTAATCCATCCGTATCCCTTGAGCCTAACACCGGCAGGTCTAATCTCTGTGAAGTCAAGAACCATCTTCTTAACAGGCTCTTTGAGGGCCAAGAGTTTACCAATAGCCTTGCACCACGCCTCCGCTGAGTCCCCTATTTTAAGCTCCCAGAGGCCCGTAGAGGCGTCCCATTTGGTCTGGTTATGATCGACACCACGTTCCCCCTTCTCCCACTGAGAGAGCGTCCTAGTGCTTCGTATAACCTCCACCTCAGGGATCGGCTTAGAGAATCCACTAAGGGTTCCCACCTTCGGCGTGAAGCCCACACCGCAGCCCTGCATGAGAAGCCATATAGCATCAACAATATCAGCAATGGTTTCTGTATGAAGATATGCACAGTTGAACATAGAAGCTTCACGACGCTTGGCAATATCAGTACCACCTAGCCAAAGTGTTCTACCACTCACAGAAGCTTCTCTATTAAGTACTACTTCACTAAGTTCATCAAGTTCCATTATCTGTTTGATACTAAGTGTTTCTCCCTGTGCTCTTTCCCACAGCCATGCTTGATGTGCAATAACACGATCAACAATCTGCTCCCATGTCTCAGGGACTTCAGAGGACGCCGCAAGGGTTCCTTGTGTTGGTCTTGCATACGTCCTCTGAATAATAAGCTTTGATCTTACTGACTGTTTCATTTTAACCTTACTTAGGAGTCCATAGCTTGACTCCATGTTCTTTGTCATAGTTACTAGCCCGGAGGATGTAGGCGCATCTTGCTTGAACAAGTGCATAATCCTCATCAAACCCGGCCTTTTTGTAAGCTTTGACTACTACGTCCCAAAGAGGCTCTCCTGCTTGTACAGCGGCATCAAGGAGCTTAGTAGCAGCTACGGGTCCAATACCTTTACACCCTGGGTATCCATCAGTTGTGTCTCCAATGAGTGTCTGATAAAGATGCCAATAGTTTGCCTCTAGCTCATCTATTGTATCTGATGTTCCTCTAGCCGTATCATAGAATGTAGCGGGGATTGTCTTAAAATCCTTATCAGCGGACACAATGATAGGGTTAGAGAATTTACCTGAGGTAGCCAAGATTCCACATACATCATCACCTTCAAGTGTTGGGTACAACACGGTGTCATATGTTTCATCAAGGTAATCTCTAAGTGCCTTATAGCACACTGGTTTACGTTTTGATTTCCTATTTGATTTATACAAAGGGTATACATCTTTGCGGAAGTTATGGCTTGGATCAGAGAAACAAAGGAGTATTTCAGAGACAGAAACATCCAAGTCTTTTTCCACACCACGAATCTGTGCAGACATCTGGGATTCAAAGGAGTCGATAGCATCAGACACGTTACTATGAAGTGTCCACATACCGTCGCCCCAATCAGTCTCAACCTCAACTGCACAAGATGCAACATAGGCAAGGTAGTCACCATCAAACAAAACCTGTGCCTGTTCTACAGCACCACCACCATGAATACGATCAGCTTCAGAGCATCCCATTATCTACCACCTTGCGCCAGTAAGCTGGCCTTGTGCATCTCTTTGTGGAGTAGCTTGTGTTCTGCACAGCAATACCCACCACGATGCGTTGTATAAACATTACAAGAAGGAAGGGCACATTTAGTACCCTTTTCCTCCACAGTTACACCAAAAACCATCTTAATCATAAGATAGTTAATCACTGTTTTAAAGAAGTTAAGAATTATCTTCATTGTTATTGTTCCAGATAAGTTTAGGGTACAACAACTGATGCTTCAGTGAGTTAATAAAGAAGTCCCACTGCTTCAGCTTATGACCACCACGCTGGTGAACAATGTTGTATATGTTAGCATAAGAGCCTGTCCACATACGACCCTGCAAGAACCCGGATGGAAGCTCATTATTAAGTTTATCCCAATCACCACATGCAATGTATACGTTCAGCTTATCAAGAAGGAAGCTATCAACAGGGTCTTCAAAGTCACCCTGAGTAAGCTCACGACGACCAAGTGTGTGCATAGTGGACTCGCTTGAGGTAGTTGTAGCTACCTTGTACTGGTCCATCTGCTTCCACCAATAGAAAGGTGCCTTAATATAAATCCATGTCATAATCTGGCGCATAAACTTATCGTGACCACCACCCTTACCAGCCAAGGCAAAGGCTCTATTAATCCTCTTCTGGAACTTCTCTCCTTCAAGCTGCCCTGCAATCATTGCATTGATTGTCTCATCACCATGTACTTCAAAGGACAACCCCATACCAACGAGGGCTTCCATGAAGCCAGCTTCACGAATAACTGATACTCTCATATTAATGACACTCCTTCCAGTTAGCACCTATCTTTCCATCAGTGTCTAATTGGCATTTCACATTAAAGTATTCTTGAGTCATCCTCATTGCATCTTGTGCAACTTTGAGGATTAACTTTGCGATTTCTTCATTCTTGGCACCAAACTGCATTTCGTCGTGAATCCATGCCATACACATAAAGTCACCATGTTCACCCTGAGTTAGCCCATAGGTTTCCTCAAGGAGCTCATTAGTTAGGCATACCCACTTCTTGCATATAAGAGCACCATCAGATTGAAGCTGTGTATTTAAGGCAGAATGGGGACTCCGAATGTGTAACAAGCGGCCATCCAGTCCAATGAGGCAACGAGTAGCGTTGAGACTATCCTGCTCAGGATGCCTCTTCTCTCTCCACTTGACGACACTCTCGCCATTTCGCCAGCGTTCATCTTCGATAAGGTCTGACTTAATTCCATCTCGTAATGATCGTATGGCCGGAGTAGCTGATAAGAAGGCTTCTTTAAGTCTCTTGCCATCCGCTGAAGTTCCTCCGACGATTGAGCCAATCTTTGCATCTCCCGCTCCATAGAGGAACCCATCGTGTTGTTCAGTGTGGTTCGCTACGCCACACCCGCACCATTACATGCAGCTATATGTCACCATATAGACCAGACTATATCTTCACCCTCACATGGAGGGGCTGTGCGCTTCCACCCACTTGGGTGTACTTCCTTTCGGAATAGTCGTTGCACCTTCTACTCATGACTTTGTAAATAGTTTATTAGTTGGTATAACTTATTTATATCATCATTAACCTGACCAAGTGCTATATTACAATTAGCACACAATACACCACGTATTGCTCCTGTCTTATGGTCATGGTCAACATGCCAACCCTTTTTACTACCACTATTTGGTGATCCACAGCACTTACATTGTCTTTGTTTCATGTATCTCCTACTGGAGTCATGAGTAGCTTGGCTCAGTATTGTCTCATTGAGATATTCACTGAGTTCACACAGTTTTAATCGAGAGGTTACCCTCAAGTCATCCTAGGATATTAAGATGAAAGTTTTAGCGTTGTTCCTTGTAGGGAGTCCAGCTGCAAGCTGGTTCTTCGTGTGGATGTCACCCTGTAATATTTCTTCACCATACTCACCACCATCATATTCGTACATTCTGTTAGCAAGACACCTCAGTTCAAGACCTGATGCGTCAACGCCAACCTGTAGCCACCCTTTCTTAGGCCCAAACAATGCACGACATTCTTCACCATAAGGTTTACCTACTGCTGGTACCTGCGCAATGTTGGGGTTACTATGTGACGCCCTACCTGTCACAGCACCATTAGGATTAATCCTACCATGTATACGCCCATTACGCTCTAGATTGAGCCATGCTTGTTTACCCTCAGCAATCTGCCCAATTCTCTTTTCAACCGTCAGGTACTCAACAATAAGTGGTACCTCAGGGATGTTGGTAATATCCTTAAGTATTTCCTCATCTACCTGTGGTTGGTTAGTAGGTGTGAATACCTCAGGTACCCATCCCCTATCCTGTAGTACCTTAGCAATATGATGCCTAGAGCCAGGATTGAATGTTACCAACTTGATTGTGGTAAGAGGACATCCGGCTATATAGTGATATTTCTTATTGTTTGACTTAGGTGTAAGTACCTTATCTGGTACATACCATGATCCAAATGTTTCAATGAGTTTATTTACCAACTCACTTCTCTTGGCAACCAGTGAGGCATAAAGTTCACCAGCGGCCTTAGCATCAAAGTAGAAACCATTACGCTCCATAACTCCACAATACCATGTTATGTCGTGTTCAAGTTCTACAGCTTTATTTGGGTAATTAAATGAGAGTAACTTTTCGTACAAAGCGTTAGTTACAACTACGTCCTGCTTACAATAAGCGGACATCTCAGGCGTAAACTTATCCCATACATTTTCATCAGCTTCAGCATCTCCTACCCAAGACTGAGGTGAACCTTTGTATACCTTGAGTCTAAAACCATATGCTTCAAGCTTATGTGACCCGAAGAGTTTACCGGGAATCTGTTTACGCTTCAACAATACAATATCAATCTTGTCTATATTAGAGAATACCAACCTAGCCCACGCAAGTGTATCAATGATGCTCCTACGTGGTAATGAGAATGTTGGGTTTAGTTTCTGTAGAACAGGGTAGTCATATGTTAAACCATTATGAAAGGCAACACTATAACCACTCTCCACACGCTCTTTGAGATAGTTACAGTATACATAAAGATTAGTAAACTCGGTAAAGGATTCAAGTTCTCTATCATAAGCCCATGCAACATGGAACTTAGAGACGTCCTTTAGTAAGCCATTAGTCTCAATGTCAGTAATTATCACTTTCCGTTCTGGTAGATTCATAATCAGCCCTCTCTATCTTGGAGTCCTCTATAGATTCTTTATAGTCTTCCCACTCTTTCTTGCTGTAACAGTGTGGTGTAGCTGTGCTCATCTTAGACGGGCCACGACATTCACCATTGGAATCTTCATATGGACAGTTAGAGTAGCACATATCAAATAAGCTCCTTAAACTTATCAAGACTACGTGTTGCTGCTGTGATATCACAATTAATATCAGTGACCTGATTCTTAAGGTCTTCAATCTGGGTATTAAGCAGATTCCTTTCTTCAAACATCTCAATCAATCCATATTCAATCTCTTTAACCATAGCCTCAAACTTCTCAGTGACAGCCTTAACACGGGCCATACCACTCTTCTTAGTAGTGAACATAATGCGCTCCTATTAATTTGATTAAAAAGGGGTGCAACCCGTTAAGGCAACACCCCGTGTGGGTCTATTACAGGACGATGGTATTAGACATAGGAGCTTCAGTGGTCTCCTCAGTCGTTTCATCTTCATCTGCCACTTCTTCTTCAACTGTGGCAGAGGCCACCACAACAGACAGAACAGCGGACGGACGAACCCGGACAATATCCTTGTCAGCCCCTTCGCCGCACTCAATGACAGCAAAGACACCAGCCTTACCAGTGTCCTTGAAGCCAATCACAGTTCCTTCACGTTCAATCTGGACATGACCGGGACGACCATAGGTAAAGGCAACCACGTCACCCTCACGAAAGTCAACACCAGACAGCTTATCACCCTTGGCTTCCCACTTGGCGATCAAGTCGGTGTAATAAGCAACCTTCTCAGCGTGACGCTCATTTTCCTTCTCAAGGAGAGCCTTAAGCTGTTCCAGACGTTCTTCCTTAGTAACCTTCTTCTTTTCGACGTTTTCCATGTGATATACTCCTAAATTAGTGTAATGTTATGTGTTAAAAGAATTTGTCAATGTTCTTCATGGCAGCGTCACGTTTGTCAGTGGCTTCATTGAGAACACGAACAATGTCAGCTTTCTTGAACGTATCTGGTTTAAGGATTTTACCATCATCACGTCGAAGAAAGTCACCGTTGGGCAACCTCTTGGATGCAAGCTCACGCATAAGCTCATCCCAACACTCAGTAATAGGAATACCAAGACTCTTGAGGAGCCCAATCAAAACAACGATACAATCCAAAGCTTCCTTGGCGATGCCAGCGAACCCTTTAATATCACAAGAGCCATCATCAGTGTTACCACTAATGAGAACGTGTAGGGCTTCTTCAAGTTCTTTATACTCTTCTTTAACAAGAGTCATATAGAGAATCTCAGAGCCATATGCTGTTGTGTACGGGTACACCCCAGTAGGGGGCATGTCCTGACCAGAATCTTTATGAAACTTATCAAGCTCAGTAAAGTCCAGCTTTGTGTCTTGTACTTGGATAATTGATACCATGTATAATACCTACATAAAGTCAGAAGCAATAGCTTCCTCTTCTTTTAAGGACTTCTCATAAAGGAGTCCTGTTGTTCTATCATATCCCATGTCTATTGTAAGACCAGTGGAATTGCCAGTGTGTCTATCCTTAAGAACCCTTAGTGTGGTCAGTGACCGCTGAGACTCATCTTCACTTTGTTGGTTTCGCTCTAAACCAAACATGAAGTGTGACCAGAACCCTATCGCACGACTACCTTTGAAGTGTCGTATTGCCACTCGCCCTCCCTCTTCATGAGGGGTACCTTCCGGCGTTGCTAAATGGGACACAAAGGTAATGATAATACTTAGACTATTAGCCAGCATTGCCAGTTCCTTCATGATCTGCTCTAGGGAATCTTTTTCATTACCTGCTTCTGCCATAGCTGTTAAGTGGTCAAGATAGATAACACGTATACCCTCACTCTCAACCATGAAGCGAATCTTATTCTCCACCACTTTCCACTCAGTCTGTCCAAAGGAATCATAGAGTATTAGCTTATCGTCGAGTACATCAACTGCTTCATCTAGTTCTTCCTGTGTCCATGACCCATCTGGGATATGGAATCTTCGCTCTTTAATCTTACCGGCTATGCGCCTCACTGTCTCAGTGGGTTTTTGTTCTAGGAATATTGTACCAACCTTTTGATTAAGCACAGTAATATCATACGCTATTTGTTGAGTAAGGAAGTCTGTCTTACCTATACCAGTACCGGCACCAAGCCCATACACTTCACCAAAGCGCCGTCCGAAAGTTGCTTCAGTTAGTGTTGACAAGAACCACGGGAGTCCACATTCAAGTGGTTTGGTTAGGTCTTCCTTAACATCTTTGACATACACAATATCATCCGGTCTGTACATCTGAGCCGACCAGATTGCCTTAATGACTTCCTCACCCTTCCCCTCAGTGAGACATTTATTAGGGTCTTTGAGTGGTAGGTTAGCAATGTAAGTACGTCCACTAGGCAGCAGTTCAGCACATGCTTTAGCTGCATCTCTACCCGGCTCATCCATATCAAACATGAGAATTATTTCATCAAAGTTTGACAAGTAATCAAGGTTAGCTGCAAGTGTCTTCTTAGCACCTTGGGCACCATTGGGGATAGACACAACAGGCCATTTAAGGTTTTGTAATTGGGCTACAGTGAGGGCGTCAACTTCACCCTCTGTGATAACTATCTTCTTTCCTCTGGACCACAAATGGGCACCATAAAGATGTTTAGATATATCACCACGAACCCTAAATGTTTTATCAGGATAACGAACCTTCTGACCTACAAGTTCGCCCGATAGGGAATAGTAACAAGCTACCTGACATCGCTTGCCTCCTATCCTTGCTGAATAATATGAATACTTCCTACACGTATCAGCGGTTAGAAGTCGAGCAGGAAGGTCTGAGAGTACCCAATCTTCCTGTGTATTCGGATCAATACACTCTTTGTTTACAGTAGTCATTCTCTTTGATGTGCCTCCTTTTGTACGGCCATCCGGCGCAATGTAGTGATTACACACATGGCAGTATTGGTGCCCATCATCATACATTGAATTAGCATCTGATGATCCACACTTGGGGCACGGTAAGTGATACAGAAAGTTACTCTCAACTTCATGCTTCATATAACTACGCCTTATTCACGTGGAGGAATCTTAAGAAGCTCTCCTATCTTAATATTATCAGACACCAGTTTGTTAGCCTTAGTGATAGCCTCAACGGTAACGCCATGCTTCTCAGCAAGTGACCAAAGGGTATCTCCCTTACGGACTACTATACTCGTGATTCTCGGTGTGTCACTAGACAGGTACCACTTCTTGACATCAAAGCAAGGGCACTCTTTGTGAACATTAGGAAAGTCTCTATGTCCCTTAACCTCAGCCTCAGGGTACTGTAGCTTAAGCTCGGTCACAAGTTTCCTAAGGGAGTTCATCTGTTCCGGTGTGAAGTTATTTGTCGGGCGACCTGTATCATCAAGCCCGCCAACCATACAAATACCAATAGTGTAACTATTATATCCTTGTACATGGGCACCAATGACCTCCACATCTCGTCCTACTTCAACATCACCCTCAGTTTTGATTACAAAGTGGTAACCAATATCCATAAACCCACGTGCTCTATGCCACTGTGCAATAGTAGCCCTATCAATCGTTGGTTTATTCTGAGAGGCAGAGCAATGAATAACTATTGCGTCTGTCTTAGTCCTCTTCTTAAACTTAATTGCCATATTACTTCTTTCTCCATTTATACAGAATTGTGGTGGGCGGAACCTTGTTCATGGGTTCCTTTAACCAAGCGTCTGGGATGAGCTTATCTGCAAAATGGAACCCGTATTTTAAACACCAATCAGCATATGTAGTCTTAGCTCCTTTATACAAGGGGGATTTAGACCTAGTAAACACAAACCGAATGTCTAGTACAGGATACTGTTCTTTTATGAACAAGTGTTTCTTCCTGTCCTCAGCATCAAAGATACCTTTAGACTCAATAATAATTCCATTAGGTAATACAAAGTCAGGAGTGTATTTATGATTACTGGCAGGAATAACATAGTCAATCTTATACTCTTCATAACAGAATGGGATGCCCTTACTCTTCAACTGAGTAGCAAGGGCATTCTCCAATCCTGACCTAAACCTAGAAAGGTGCGCCGTCGTCGTCTTCTTCTTCGTTATATTCATTGGAACCCTGAGACTCATCAAAGTCTTCAGTGGGGTATGAATCAGATTCATCCTCACCAAATCCATAAGAGTCTGCGTTAGCCCCATATTCCACAAGGTTGAGAATCTTTACTGCTTCAAGCTTCAAAGACACACCGACTCCCAACGCAGTATGGAAGGGGTCTATTACAAACGATACTCGCATAGTGGTACCATTACCAACCTTCAAATCACGGTTCTTAATGATAGCACCAGCAGAGTTAAAGATCGGGATGTCCCGTGTCTTTACTTCCTTGGTAACTTTATCTACCCAAGAATACTTAGACTTAAAGGAGACTTCGTATTCATTGGCTTCTTCGTCAAGGTAATAAGGAGTATCAAGAACCTTAGGAGGCTTCTTCTTATTCTTGGCATTATCAGCCTTAGCACGTTTGATAGCATCCTCATAGATTTCATCAATAGTGCCCTTAAGGTTCTCCTCAAAGTCTTCCTTACCAATACGGAGCTTGGTGTGGTATTCTCCCGCATCCTTGAACTTGTAGTCCGGCTTAGTGATATGGGGCCACTTAGCCACACCTACAGGGGTAGTATAACGGGTACGTTTCTTAGTCTGTTCAGCCATGATTTCCTCGCAACTTTAAAGTTAATGGGACCACTTTTACATCCATGGTCCCTGTTTTGATTCTTTCCCCTTTGGGATACTTATACCGATTTTCTGGTTACTTCTTAAGTGTCGCAGAGACTCTTAATCCACCGCAACACATATCGTACCAGTCACGATACTGTCTGTACTTATTAACATCCTTTTCCATGCGATCCTTCTTACCAGCCCGCATAGCGTACTTAATCATGTTACCTTTTAGGTATCCTTTAAACTCTTCATGTGTGAGTGTGTCTTCCATAACTTCAATAGGTTGCACACCAAGTGAATTGTAATGAGGACTAGCGGCGGCTGTACCATCATCCACAACATGAGTGTTTCCTACACCAAAGTCAGGGTTAGCATGTACAGTAGACACAGGGTCAACCAAATAGATTACTCTTTCTTTTTTAGGTTTAAAACATGAGCCTCCTTCCTCACCACGATCAACACAGCTAGAACATGGTTCTTCATACGCCCGAACTGGCCAATACTCACAATTACGACAATCTTTCATGATATGTACACCTCTTGAGTTGGTAAAAGGGAAGACAATGTTAGACTGCCTTCCCCTTTGGTATGATTATATTAAGCGAAAGCGTACAGGCTTTCTTTTACCTTAGACAAATCAAGGTTGCCCATCTCTGGAATTGGAGGAAGGTCTTTAAGGTTACTCGTGTCAAGCTGCAAAGATATCTGGTCATGAAGGTCTTGCATAACATTATTCTCTGAGTAGGTCTTAACGAATACCTCACGTACCCCTTCAAACAAGCACTGAGCGTTACCTGCATGGGTACCATAGGAATCATGAATCATAGCAAAGGAAGTGATTTCATACTTCTCATTACAATGAAGAACAGTTAAGAGAAGATGTGAGGCGTCCATACTATGTACATAATTAGGGGCAATTCCGTTACGCTGCTTGGTCTTGTCAATCTCACCTTCTTTCACGGGTACCCTAATCTGGAACCTCTTTGCTTCCCCATCACCACCTTGTTTGATGAGCTCACCATCACTGTCCATATAATCACCAGTAACAAATGACTGAACATATGTACCAGCACGGAATACAGGATGCACTTTCTTAAGCTCAGTCTTCCGATAGTTTTGCCATACAGGGAATCCAACAGGGGTTACCCAAAAGACAGGCAATGGTTCACCTTTAGCATCCGTCTGGTTCGACAGTAGAGAAGCAGCCTTCTGTAACCAAGACATAGCCTCTACCGACTTTACAACTACCTGTGACACAGCATCCCAAATCAGTGATGCCATATAACGGCTTGCCTGTGTCGGAGACATAAAACAGTTAGGGTCTTTAAGCTTGGCTGGTTGTACAGTGTCATCAAGGATATGATTAGCAAAACCATACTCACGGGAACCATAGGGGAGTGTCATTACACACCTTTTAGTTACCTTTCTTGTGATACCATAATCATTCCACTCTTTAGCCAAAAACTTAGTACCTAACTTGGTATAAGACATATCCTTACCTGTCCCATCATCAACCTTAGTGACTACCTCATTCTCTGTACCATGTGTGAGGTCATAATCAACCATTTTCTGTACTACATCAGAGACACGCCGATAGATGTCTTCTACTTTATCACTAGGAACAAGGTTAACAGCCGATCCACCTATTTCATCCCTCAACATAGCCGAGAAATGTTGGATACCAGAGCAGCTACCATCAAAAGCAACAGGGATATGACCAAGATACTCCTCACCTTCATCAAGATACTTAACCCATTCAAGGCAAGCTGCCAAGAAGCATACAGGGCTATCAACAGTGCCCCATTCATCAACAGTGTCACAAGGGTTTGCTGCAATCCTACGGAACAACTCTTCATTCTCATTAACCCACTTAAGGCGTTCATTAAAGGTCAACTTGTCCTTACCATACGTATTCGCAAGGTGAATAGCCAACCACTTACCACCATCTTTCCCAATAGGTACACCATTTGCAAACTCAAGGAGTCCCTTCATAAGGTCATCACCTTGAGGGGACAAATGGGTCACAGGGTACACCCTCCCCCGAAAGTCAAGGTTATGAGGAAAGTAAATCTCAGGGTATTCAGCAAACTTAACTGCCTGTGCCATTGTCATTTCGATACGCAGTCGTTTACCTATCCGGCGGTTATTCTCTTGGTACCATCTGTGCATTTGCTTGCGCCATTGCTTGTGTTTCTCAGGGTCTTCCTCAGGGGTACATGGCATGACAGGCTTAGGTGCTTCAAACTTAGATGGTACATCCTCAATTTCGACATTGTTTCTATACAAGACATCAAGCAGGACATTCATGACTTCTTTGTTAATCCTCCAAGGTGTCTCTTGGATTTTGTTTACTGCGTTCATGACGTTTTCAAGGTCAATGTCTGAGTAAGATTCCAAGAGCTTCTTTGTGGGTATACGGATAAACTTAAGAGGTCTTTTAGCTTCCATGTAGTATCCACCACTGATAACACTCTCCCATGGCTTAGGAGGGATAATGGTAGGCATACAATATCTATCTAGTTCAGCAAGGAATTGATCGTTTTGTTCAATGTACTTCATGAGGTCTGGATCAATAGACACAACATAAAGAGTTTTCCTGTGACCGCATTTATCCTCATGGGATACATTCTGCATCACAACACGTACCATACCAGTCGATTCAATCAACAGTTCAATCAACTTAGAGCCCACAAGTGTAGCCTTCTCAGGTGTCCATGAATTTTCTGAAAGCTCATCATAGTGAAGAATATTCTCATCAATAAGCCTTCTCTCATTAGCAAGCATGTAAGCCCGCTTGTAAGAGTGACCAACACGCTTATCAACCTCCTCTCTCATCTTCCTAGAGGTCTTCTTGTCAACAGCCTTAAACAACTTATTGAACCTAATTTCCTCCTCAAGGGCACGGCCCAGTTCCATAGACAACCTTGCGAATGGGTACCCAGAGTACTTGGTTATGGTCTTCTTTAAGACAGCATTAAGTACGGTATGAATAGTAATATACGTAACTGTCTCAATGTCCATTTCTTTGAGATACTTCCCGGCAGCATGTTTGCGGCCAATAGTACCATCATAGACCTCATCCAAGAACTTAGACACAGCAATAGACATCCTTGGTAAGGCTTCAGTGAGGACTGTCTTAGCAGTACCTAAGAGTGCCCCTGTGTTATCGTTCCCTGTGTGTCTCTCATTAATCCTCTTAAGGAACCTCTGTTTACCCATCTCTTGACCCTCAATTTCAAGGTCAATCTGTTTAGACACAAGATCAATGCCATACTTATTAACGGCAAACTTGAGAGCAGGATCAGCGGTCTTAGTGAGGTATTCTTTAGAATCCATGTAAGCAGCTCCTTTATGCTGGCTATAAGGTTCTCATTATGTACACCTTGGGGTTCCCCCCTATGGGATACTTTAGGTATATATTATTAATATTATTATTATATAAATATACTCTAGGTATATTCTAAGTACACCTATAGGTACACTCTAAGTACACCTATAGGTACACTCTAAGTATCCCCTATGTACTATCATTTTGTTCACTTCTGGTTTCCCCTTTGGGATACTTTTAGGGTACCTTGGGCGTACCCTAT